CTCCTGATGCTGTTCACGAAGTAGAGGGCGGAATGCTCGTAACCACCGAAGGCGGTGTTGTTACTGAGATTGTAGAACCAGCCGAAGAAGTTGAGGAAGTAGCTGCTGAAGAAGCACCTGCTGAGTTCGCTTCACTTGAGGCTTTCAATTCTTTAGTATCTCGCTTTGAAGATGCCGTTGAAAAGCTCAACGCATTAGAGGAGAAACTAAACACTAACGAGAGTGCTTTTTCAAACATGAAAGAGGCATTCGGTAAAACTGTTGACTTGGTAGAAAAGGTTGCTGACCTTCCAAGTGAAGAACCAACTAAAGCTCCAGCAAAGTTGTCAAAGAAAGAGGAGCAATTCGCAAACATTATTAAAATCGCAAAAACACTAAAAAAATAAATAATCATGGCATTTAATGTAACTGGTTTAACCGACTATACCAACGAACAAAGCACCGAGTTGGTAGTGAAATCCCTTTTCGGATCAAAGACTGCTGCTGTATTACAAGCGGCTGGTCAGGTGCAAGTAGGTGTTAAGTCTGCTGAGGCTTTGAACATCTTAACTTCTGACGTATTCTTCCAAGCTGATGGCTGTGGATACAACGCTTCAGGAAACACAACTTTCTCTCAGCGTGACATCACAGTAGGAAAGATTAAGGTAGAGGAAACTCTTTGCCCTAAGACTTTAGAAGCTAAGTGGATGCAGACTCAAATTGCTCCAGGTAGCCCTGAGGCTGTTCCTTTCGAAGAGCAGATTGGTAACGAGAAAGCTTCTCGTATCGCTAAATTATTAGAAGTAGCAATGTGGCAAGGTGACACTGCAACAAGTAACACTAACCCGAACACAAACCGTTTTGATGGTTTCAACAAAATCATTGATGCGGCTTCTGCTTCTACTATTGACGGAAACACAAGTTCTGCAACTGCCATCACTACTTCAAACATTGAAGGTTTGATTGATGACATTTACAACGCTTTACCTGCTGACGTAGCTGACGCTGATGACTTAGTTATCTTCGCTGGTATCGACACATTCAAGAAGTACACAACTGCACTTCGTGACTCTAACCTTTTCCACTACGCTGTTGAGATGGAAGGAATGGAAATCATGATTCCAGGTACTAACGTGAAGTTGATCGGAGTAGGTGGACTAAGCGGAACAAACAGAATGTTTGCTGCTCGTTTATCTAACTTCTTTGTAGGTACTGACCTTGCAAACGAAGAAGAAGAATATCGCTTCTGGTATAGCCAGGACAACGACGAGGTTCGTTTCCGTGCTACAATGAAGTATGGTGTACAAATCGCATTCCCTGATCAGTTAGTACAGTTCACACTTGCGTAAGTCTAACCCTTTAATAATCAAAGAGTTATGGCTTGTAATCTGACGCAGGGTTTTAATTTAGACTGCAAAGACGCAGTTGGAGGCGTAAAGAGCATCCATTTAATTGACTGGGCTTCTACCGGGTTCACCGTAAGCGGTGGCGAGGTAACGGCTACAACAGTTGCTTCAGGGGATGTTTACACCTATGAGCTTCCGAAGGGCGTGGGTAGCATGACTACCACCACTAATGTTTCACAAGAGAACGGGACAGTGTTCAACCAAACAGATATCGTTGCTCGTTTGCGTAAGTTGTCAACAACAAAGCGTAATGAGTTAAAGCTCCTTGCTCAGAATCGTGTATTCTGTATCGTAAAGGACAACAATGATAACTATTGGTTAGCTGGTAACGAGTACGGATGCGACATCACTGCAATGACTTCAGAGTCAGGAACTGCAATGGGTGACGTTCAGGGTTACAATTTCACTTTAAGTGCGATTGAGGCTGAATCTCCTTACTTGGTACAGGCTGCTGTTGCTACTGAATTAGGTATCTAATTTCTTGTTTTCATAGTTTCTAAATGGGGGCGGCTTTCGGGTCGCCTCTTTTTTTTACGCCAAAATCCGTTTTTTCTTAATTATATATAGATGCTGACTATTACAAAGGGAGAAACAAAGTTCTGGTACTTAACACTGACAGAGAAAACAACCATCTCTGACCCTACTTATTTATTCAGCATCACCCACCGATTGACCAACACCACAACCAATTTCATCTTAACCGATGTTAGTGCATACACAGAGCGATACAACAAGTTTAGTGTCATTGAAGGCACAACCTTTGACGTTGACACAGGTGAGTTTTCCTATCGTGTCTATGCTCAGACATCTCCAAGTAACACCAATCCTGACGATGCGGATGAGTTGGTAGAGCAAGGAATGTTGAAGGTCAATAATGTTGCAGCTACTGATGTCTTTTATACGCCAAGTTAATGGATAAGATATACACCATACCGACCAAAGAAGACAACGACTTAATAACACAAAGTGGTGATTCATTAGTTACGGAAAGCACCTTCATTGATTTGCCTTTGGTCACTGAAGACTTAGAGGGATTGATTACTCAGTCAAATGAGAACATCATGATAAAAAGTCAAATCGGAGAACCATACTTTTTAGTTTGGGATGATGAGGAAAATTTAAGTAAAAACTATACGCCTACGATAATCAATAAAATATATGGCAACTAAAAAAATAACAGAACTAACTGAATTGACAACGGCAGCATCGGGAGATGTTTTGCCTATTGTAGATGTAGATTTAGATATAACCAAGAAGATAACTATTTCAAATATTGCAACTTCACTTCCAGCGGAATCATTACCAAGTGGAATTGATGCGGCAAAGATTGCTGACGGAAGTGTAAGCAATACTGAATTTCAATATCTTGATGGGGTGACGAGTGCGGTGCAAACGCAAGTGGACGCTAAGACTCCAAAATTAATTAGTCTAAACGCTCAAACGGGAACGACTTATACATTGGTTTTGGGAGATGCTGATAAGTTGGTTGAGATGAACAATGCGGCTGCTAATACTTTAACTGTTCCGCCAAATTCAAGTGTAGCATTTAGCACGGGAACACAGATAATCGTAGTTCAAAAAGGAGCAGGAACAACCACAATTGCGGCAGGTTCGGGCGTGACTTTATTATCTAAAGATTCAGCCTTAGGAATAGGCGGTCAATATGGTGCGGCTACTTGTATAAAGATAGCGACTGATACATGGTATATTATTGGTGATTTAGCATAATGATAAGAGCGACAATAGGCATATTTTCTCAAGTTGGTGTTACGTTTGATGCAGACGCACAAGCATTCTTTGACCGAGTAGATACCGCAGGTGGTACGCTTTCAGATACAGAAAAAGAAGCAGTCAATCAGTTAGTCCTTGATATGAAAGATGATGGTATTTGGTCATCTATGAAAGTCATTTATCCTATGGTTGGAGCAAGTGCGGCAGCGTGTGCGCAGAATTTAAAGAGTTCAAGTTTTACGGGTACGTTTAATGGTGGATGGACTTTTGCAAGTACGGGAGCAACGCCTAATGGAACTAATGGGTATATGAATACTGGATTAAATGTTGATTCAGTTCTTGATGGGACGAATAGTCATTTATCTTATTATTCAAGAACCTCATTTACTAACAATAATGACAATTATATGCTAGGGGCTTATTCAACAAGCCCGAGTGTAAGATTTTATGCAATGGATTATTCAACCTCCAGTAATTTTTTGGCTTCTTTGGGAAATTTAAGCCCTTTTAATATTGCAGCAATTTCTGATACAAATGGTTTTTTTATGGTCACAAAGAAAACTAATAACGAACAAAAAATATTCAGAAACAATATAACATTAGACACAGAAACTCAATCTTTTACGGATAAGCCTAATTTAAATATATATATTGGGTGTTTAAATATTAACGGCAATCCGAGTTCTTATAACACGGTTGAAGTTGCATTATCGTCTATCGGTGACGGCTTAACCGATACCGAAGCATCTGACTTCTATGATGCAGTACAAGCGTTCAACACAACATTAAGCAGAGAAGTATGATAGGCTATATTTTAACAGAAGCAGAAAAAGACGCAATACAAGGTCAAGAATTTGCACCATTTGAAAGATTCAACTGCGTTCAAGATGTCAATGATGTATGGTTTAACTTTGTAACTGAACAACAAATACCTTTAGTTCAAGCCTCTCAATACGCTTGGGTGCTTGACTTGCCACAAGGCGAATATGTACCACCACCAACACCAATCCCATTTGAAATATGAAACGAGTAGTTAAGAACCTACGAGATATTTTGCTCTATTCGGATTCCTACCTATTCGAGTTGTTCGTGGGGGCTTTACACTTCTTTATCTTGCCGTTGGCTATCCTTGAAATCGGGTGGTTGTTAGATGTGCAGATTTTAGGCGTGTTAATCGGAGGCTTTCAGTTGTATAGTGTAGGTATGAAAGATATGCGTTGCAGATACTACGCTTGTTTAGCCGCTTTCATTTTAGCCATGATTACGGTTGTACATTACGCCCTTGTAGGAATGATGGCAGGAAGTCAATTAGGGTGGGCGTTGGTGACGCTTATGGCATTTATAAACCTTTACAGAACATTTAACGAGAAGTTGCACCGTGGAGTATCTAAGTCAATTTAGTATGGACAGCATCGCAAGTATATTAATCGCAATCGTCGGAGTTCTTGGAGGAGCAGGAGCGTGGCAGTATTACGCCAAAAAGTTAGAGTTGAAGCATCAAGACAATAAAGACCAAAATAAAGACCAAAATTTATTTCGTGACCAAATCTTAAGTGAGGTAGACCGATTGAAACAAGAGTTACAAACGGCTCAAGCAACGGTCATCTCATTAACAGGCGAGGTTAGTACACTAAGGGAACGAGTAAAGAATCTTGAGAAAGAAAACGAAAGGCTGAAAAATGTTTGAGAGAATATTTAAAAACACCAAAACTACCACGCTCGGCATTCTGCTGATAGTAGGGGCGTTGCTACTTGTTGGATTTAATAAGGCAACACTAACCGAAGCAGGGGCTTTCATAGTCGCTGGTGTGGGAAGTATATTTGCAAAAGATAAAAAAGATGGAAAATAACTTTATAAGGATCAACTTTGCGGAAAGCAAAATTCCCATTTTCAAGGAGAACAAAGCAAAAGGCTTCTTGACTTATGGGCAGGATAACGCTTACCCTCAGATGTTGATTGACTTGTTTAACAGCTCACCAAAACACGGGGCGATAGTAACTCAAAAGGCTGACTTCATTGCCGGTGATAAAACCGAGATAATCGCATACAACACAGAGGACATTGCAAAAGCAAACGATGCTCTTGATTCAATCAACGCTTACGAGGACTTTGACAGCCTTAAAAACAAGATTGCTCAGGACTTGGAGTTGTTTGACGGATTCGCACTTGAGGTTATATGGAACAAAGCCAAAACTAAGATAGCGGAGATTTATCACTTGCCGTTTCAGAATGTACGTCACTCGTTAGATGGTCATTATTTATACGCTGAGGATTGGAGCGACAGAAAAGTAAAGCCTGACCATTATTACGCTTGGAATCCCAACACGAGAGAATCTAAGCAGGTCTACTATTTTAAAATGTACAAGGCAGGATGTGGAGAATATCCAACAGCACCATACCAATCAGCTCTTAAGTACATAGAAATAGACACAGAGATTGCCAACTTCCATCTTAACTCTATCAAATCAGGCTTTTCGGCTCAGACGCTTTTACAATTGTTTAAAGGCATTCCATCACCAGAAGAAGCTCGGCAGACAATCAGAAGATTTAAAGACAATTTTAGCGGAACAGATAACGCTGGTTCGATTATCATTCAGTTCAACGATCCGAACGAAACTCCTTCAGTAGTTAACAACCTTGCACCGTCTGACTTTGACAAGCAGTTTGACATTTTAAACAACACAGTTCAAGAGGAGATTTTGATGGCTCACAGAGTTACTTCTCCGATGCTTTTTGGTATCAAGACAGAGGGGCAGTTAGGAGGGCGTAACGAGTTGATTGAAGCGTTTGAGGCTTTCCAAACTTCTTACATTGAGCCAAGACAAACACAGATGGACAGAGCCTTGACTTCTGTATTTAAGTATGTCATAGATGTTCGCTTGAAATCAATCAACAGACCACCGATTGGACTTGACTATACGAAGCTCTACACAGATGGCTTGATGTCGCTTGATGAGGCTCGTAACGAGTTAGGCTTAGCACGTCAACAAGAGCAAAAGACAGTGGTTGATTCAATCAATAACCTATCGCCATTGGTAGCTAACAAGGTAATTGAGCAGATGACAGTGAATGAGATTAGAGGAATCGCTGGACTTCCTGCAATTTTAGGAGGTGACCAACCATCCAAACCAACAGCGATGAGCGATGAGAAGAAATGTGAAAGTTGTGATAATCCTTTCGGATGGGATGATGACAAAGATTTAAAAGTATTTGCTCAGTTCGGTGAAGATGCTGACAATTTTGAGGCTGTCCCCTTGGAGTTCGGAGATGCTCTACAAGCAATGATTTTGCAGTGGTTGTATAGTAACGAGGGAATAACCTTAGAAACGCTCTCTAACAACATTAAAAAGCCTGTGGAGGAGATAATGCGAGAGGTTGATGACATGGCACAGAGAGGGTTAATAGAATCTGTTGATGATGGTTTTAGAATCACACCTGAAGGAACAACCACTCTTGAAAATAGCAATGTTGGCACAGAGATTGTTACCCGTTACACTTACGAGAAAGCACCGGGTATAAGCGGAGGCGATTTATTGCCGACATCTCGTGACTTCTGTCAGAGGATGATACGTTTAAACCGAGTTTATACAAGAGAAGAAATAGACCAAATTTCTGTGATACTTGCACGAGAGTACAACGACCCAGGTTATTCAGCTTGGAAAAGACGAGGTGGATGGATGACCATCAAAGGCACAACGACTCACGTTCCATATTGCAGACACATTTGGCAACCACAACTATTAAGACGAAAAATAAATGGCTAACTTTGTATATTTTGTATCCGTTACCTACTTAAAGGATAACACACCAATCAACGAGAACTTAGACGATAAGCTTCTCAAGGCAGCGATTAAAGAGGCTCAAGAAATTTACATTCGTGATGTGATTGGGTCGGGTATATACGACGAGCTGCAAGATCAGGCTTATAACGGTACACTAACGGCAGACAATACAACTCTCTTAGATTCATACATTGCACCTTGTTTGAAGTATTACAGCCTTACGGAGTCGATGTTGCCAATGACGTTTAAGTTCATGAACAAGTCAGTAGCATCTCGCAACTCTGAAAACGCAACGCCTATCACAACAGGAGAATTAACACAGATAGAGCAACGTTACAGAGACAAAGCGGAATACTATGCGGAAAGATTGCGTGACTTCCTCAAGGAGAACCCAACATTGTATCCGAAGTATTTGAACCCTGGTACTGGCTTTGATGTAATACGCCCACAGAACACGGCTTATTTTGGAGGAATGTATCTACCGGGTACGGATGATGACTGCTTCTACAATTATGATTTCCCAGATGACTACCAAAAATAAATGGAGGCTAAAAAACGAAGCCAAGCTTAAAAAATATGACGCTCAACCAAATCATAGACAAAATAAAAACACAGGCGGAAAGTCACAAGATGGTGGGAAAGTTCGCCGTCGGAGCTGAGTTTGACTTCGCAGTTGATGAAGTTAAATACTATCCTCTTGTGTGGTTAGTTCCAAACGGCTTCACGTTTAACACCGAGCAGAAGGCAGTTAATTATGACTTCTCTATGCTTGTAATGGATAGGCAATTTGAAAGCAGCTCCAACACAATTGAGGTGCTATCTGACACGGCAGGGATTATTATTGACATTGTAACACTACTTAAAAGAAACGTAACCGATGCAGACTTTGAGATCGTGGTTAGCGGAAACGCTGAACCCTTTTTTGACTCCCGTACTGACGTTGTTGCTGGGCATGGTATTAGCTTTACTATTAATACGCCCTACCTCGAAAGCTACTGCGACATACCAACGTGATACGAGTAGAGTAATAATAATTAGAGAAATCTATGCAGTTGATAAAGAGATTGATTCGCTCCGCAACATTTACTCTGATAGCATTAGTAGTGCTAACACCACAGAGAGCATTCTCTCAATTCTCCGACAGCACGATAAGAGAGATAAATGAGCGATTGATTGAGTTGCATGAGTGCAGACAAAAGCAAGAGTTGTATATCAAATTAGCACACAATGACTCCTTAACCATACACAAACAGGACAGCATTATTCAAGAACTAATCTTAGCCACTAATCAAGAAAAAGAGGCTAAATATAGATATCAAAAAATATCAGCCTTATCAAGTGCTTTGCTTGTCTTGGCTTTAATACTATGAAAACAAATGTACACATCCTCAGAAACACATTCGCACCTAAAAAAGTATTACTCATCAGTGATGCCCATTGGGACAATCCAAAGTGTGACCGTGACTTACTCAGAGATCACCTCGAAAAAGCCAAAGAAATCGGAGCGGACGTATTGCTTAATGGCGATACCTTCTGTTTAATGCAAGGGGCTTACGATCCTCGCAAGAACAAGTCAGACATCAGACCAGAACACAACAAGTCCAATTATTTGGATGCCGTTGTTAATGATGCGGTCAAGTGGTTTTCTCCTTATGCTCACCTTATTAAAGTAGTAGGGTATGGCAACCACGAAACGAACATCTTGAAGCGACAGGAAACAGATGTGATTGAACGCTTTGTGTATGGTCTTAACTCAACCAATGACACGAATGTTGAAGTTGGAGGATATGGCGGCTGGATAGTTTACAATTTTACTCGTGATAATAGCAATAGCAAAGTCAATTTCAATATCAAGTATTTTCACGGCTCAGGTGGAGGAGGACCAGTGACGAAGGGAACAATTCAGTTTAACAGAATGCAGACCTTCGTTGAGGGTGCTGATATGATTTGGATGGGTCATGTTCATGAAGATCACGAGTTGACATACACCGTTGAAAAATTAACTCACGGCAATAAGGTTAAATTGAAAGACATTCTGATGGTGAGAACTGCAACGTACAAAGAGGAATACAACGGAGGCAAAGGAGGATGGCACGTTGAACGTGGAGCAAGTCCGAAGCCTTTAGGCGGTAGATGGTTAGAGCTACATCCTGAGAGAATCCGAAAAGACGGCATAGATGAAAACAAGGTGAACGCTTTTACATACAAGATAAGATGAAGATAGAGGTTAACTACATATTTCGGGAGGACATGATTGATCCAATATACGAACAGATAGGATTGGAAACCGAAGCTCAAGAGGTTGAGATAGTAGAACA